TGGGAAAAGGTTCTAGATGGAACATACACTGGTTTTTCTATTGGCGGTAGAATGAATAAGTGGGATGACGCATACAATGAAGAACTTGAAAAATCAATTAGAATTATTAAAGAATATGATTTAGTAGAACTAAGTCTAGTAGATTCACCAGCAAACCAGTTTGCAAGTATTATGTCAGTTGAAAAAGTTAATGGCGTAGATACTATTAAGGGAGACCTTGCAGACCTAGTTGTAGAGAATGTTTTCTATGACAAAGAAACAGGAATTGTTCTAACTTCTGATGAAGAGACATACGTTAGCCCAGTAAGTGGAAACGAAATGACAAACATTGGTTTTGTAGAAAAGAATGACTCAGATAAAGCAAACATGATAAAGTTCTTAGTTGATAGTGCTAAAGGCATTAGTACAATTAAGATTACAAAGGAGGTAAACCCTATGTCAGAAGATACAACAGCAGTAGTAGATGCACCAGTTGCAGAAGCAGAAGCAGTATCCGCAGAGGTCACTCCAGAGGCACAACCAACAGAAGAAGCAGAAAAGGCTGAAGTAGTTGCAGAAGCAACTCCAGAAGCAGTAGAAAAGTCTGATTCAGAAGATAGTGCTACATCTTCACCAGAAGATGCAATTCAGACTCCCGAGGCACCAGCAGCAGAAGATGCTGCAAAGGCTGATGAGGTAATCGCAAATGCAATTACTGAAATTAAGGATTCTGTTACTAATGCCTTTGGCGATCTAACAGCAACACTTAAGTCACTTAGTGATGAAGTTGCTAATATAAAGAAGTCTCTTGATGCCACAACAACTGTTGTGAATCAGATCAAGGGTACTTTTAATGAAATTGGAAAGAGAGTTGATTCCGTAGAAAAGGACACCGCTTTCCGCAAGTCTGGCGATCTAGGCGAGATCGTGCAGGAATTGGATTCAACTCCAGTTCAAAAATCCCTATGGGGCGGACGTTTCCTCAAATTCTCCGACCTATACAACTAACATAAAAATCACTAGGAGGTGAACAATATGTCAGAAGATATCGTAAAAAACTATCCAGGAACTACCCTTGGCCACGGCCATGACGGAACAGGTGCAGTAGCATCTGGTTCAACAGCAAACGCAGCAGCCATCGTAAGTGGTCGTGACGGCGTTCTAGGTAACATTACTGGAGCAAATTACGGAACATCAGGTGCAAACGCAGTTAACCCTGTAGGCACTGCAGGTGGTATCCTATTGCCTGAACAAGCACGTCGCTTCATTGATTATGTGTGGGATGCTACAGTTCTCGCTAAAGACGGACGTAGAGTTACTATGCGAGCAAACACAATGGAACTTGAAAAAGTTAACGTTGGTGAGCGTGTAATTCGTGCAGCAGCACAAGCAGACCCTACATTTACAAATGCAGGCGCAACATTCTCAAAGGTTGAATTGACTACAAAGAAGATTCGTCTTGACTGGGAAGTATCAACAGAAGCACTAGAAGATAACGTAGAAGGCGGAGCTCTTGAAGACCACCTTGTTCGTTTGATGACAAGCGCTTTTGCAAACGACATTGAAGATCTTGCAATTAATGGTACAGGAACAGGCAACAATGCTTTCCTTAACATTATGGAAGGTTTCGTTTCAAAGGTACAGGGCGGAGACTCACACGAGTCACTCGTAACTGTAGCTGACAACAACTGGACAACTCCAGTACTTCAGGATATTATCCTAGCAATGCCACGTAAGTACCGTGCAATCAAGAACAATCTTAAGTTCTATGCTGGTACAGATGCATTCCAGGGCATTGTCAAGAACAACGGTACACTTGCTGATGCAATCGCAGAAGCATTTTCACCAATCGCTGCTGGTACACCAGCAAACCGTCAGGCATACCTTGATGGCGCAGCTCAGACATTTGGTGGAGCACGTACAACTCGTGTTCTCGGTGTTGAGGTTCAGGAAGTTCCTTACTACCCTGCAGGCTATGTAGATCTTACATTCCCTCAGAACCGTGTATGGGGATTCCAGCGTGATATCACTGTAAACCGTTTCTACCAGCCAAAGAAGGACACAATTGAGTACACAGTATTCGTCCGCTTTGGTCTTCAGTGGGAAGAGCTTGATGCAGTTGCATTCGCAACAGCAGCAAACAACTCATAATCGCAAAACGATTGACTTGGGGGACGGAGTAAAATCTGTCCCCTTTAGTCATTTATAAGGAGAATAAATGTCATATCCAGGAACACCAGCAGATCATAGCCACAATGGAGAAGGTGCAATTGTTACACTAGGAACTCCAGGTGTTATTATTATGGGATCTAGTGGTTTGCAAGTTAATACACTCGGAACTTCAGGAGCGACTCTTGGAGAAACATCGGGACCAAATGCTGTCAACCCATCTGGAACACAGAGCGGAATTCGCTTACCAATGCAAAATAACTTTAGCAGAGGAAGACGACGCTAATTCTGGTATAATGACATAGGAGGAATTAATGTCTATCATTGAAGATTTATCTAAAAAGACTGTTATGGAAATAAAGTCTTATGCAAAAAAGAACAACATTGATTTATTTGGGGCAACCACAAAGTTAAACATGCTTGAGGTTATTGCTAGTTGGACTCCAAGAGAAGAAACTGTAGCAGTAGTAGATAAGGTAAAAAAGCAAGTAGATGACAAGGTTGCACTATTTTCAGAGCGTAATATATTCTGGAATGGCGTAGGCGAAGTTGTCAAGGGATACAATATTGTAACTAAGGAGGTTTCCGAAAAGTGGCTTACCCACAACAAGGTTCGCATTGCAACCCCACAAGAGGTAGCAAAACACTACGGTAAATAAATATGATAGTTCTAAGACTCCCACCATACCCAATTGAAGTAAAGTACGATGTCCCAGAGCCAGACACGGACTATTTGTTTTATATTGAAAACGAAGATGATACCGTATTTGGATCAAACACAATAACATCAGACTTAAACTCTCAACTTACCTACACCCTTGACGGAGATTTTGTCAAATATGATAATGACTATAATGTAACAATATATGAGTCTATTGACGGAGAACCAGGTGAGCTGTTAGTTGAGGACATCCTAACAGTAGTTAGACCATATGTAAATCCAAAAACATTAGGCACAACTGCATCAGAAATTGCATCAGCAACATATAATGAAAGAATTGCTAGAGCAATAATTGATTCTGTGGTAGGAAGCAGATTTACTTTTGAGAAAAAAATATTTGAAACAGTTGGACAAGGAACAGACTACATGCCAGTTTGGGACTCTTTATATAAGGTTAATCAGGCTTATGAAAATGGAAAGTTAGTTTTTGATTCTTCTTTAGATGAACCAGCAATTGAAGAGTATAACTATTTAGTTACAAAAGACAAGACGGCAATTGTTAAAGTTCCAACAGAAGCATTTTCTTCAGATTCTTTTAATCGTGCAGAAAGAAAGCCTTTAACTTATAGAGAGGGAGCATCAGATTCTTTTTATGCATATGCTCCATATGAAAACTTTGACAATATGTGGACAAATACAAGAAATCAAGCAGTTGCTTTCCCAGAAGGATATGACTATATTTTTGTGTATGAAGTCGGGTATAAAGTAATTCCTAATGACATACGTGAAGCAACACTAATGCTTATTGATGACATTGCTTGTGGAAAAATAGACCACTATAAGTCATACGTTCTAGAGTATGAAACAGATCAATTTAAGTTAAAGTATAACCCATCTAAGTTCACTGGAACAGGAAATATTCTTGTTGATATTATTATTGACAAATACAAAACAAACATATTGACTCCAGGAATTTTATAATGTATGGAGCATCATCAAACCCATGCGATACAACAGATTTTATGTATCCAATGCTTGCTGATGTTTATTATGCGATAATCACACAAAATGAATATGGCAAGGCAGTTAAAGATTGGGTATTTGATAGAACAATAGCCTGTAACGCTCAGCCAATTACAAAAAGAGCACAAGAAGAAATAACTCCTGCAGTGTTTTTACAGTCAGATGGAAAGCTTATTGCAAGATCAAGAATAGACATTAGAACATCAACTAAAAATGAAAACAATAATATTACAAACATATTGATCACAAATGTCCGTCTACCTGAAGACAATATTGTATACAGAGAAACTGGTGGAGTTAGAAATGGAAGAGGAACAATCTTTGAAATTGCAACCCTTGAACCATTTGTAGGCGGATTACAAAGTATTGAATACTACTTCATGATGTGGCGTAGATCAGAAAATCAGACAGTTGGTGATTAATGAGAGTTTCTATGGACACAAGGCAGCTAGAAAAGCAGCTAAATAACATATACGAATATTCTGTTGGATTTTTAGGTGGTATACAGAAAGGCAAAAAAATATTTTTGTCTAATATTGGGCTTGGAGCAGTTGAAGTATTAAAGCAGTATATTGATGCAGAAGCAAGATCAAATCCAAAAGCTTTACATCATGTATACGAATGGTATCAAACAGGAAGCCCAAATGCAAGACTATATGATTTTGACTACACAGTAAGTAATCTTGGATTGTCTTTTAAATCAACATTTAGTCAGTCAACAACAGTTTCAAATGGATCATCAACACCATTCTATAATAAAGCAAAAATAATGGAAGATGGTATTCCTGTTACTATATCTCCAAAAAAAGCAGAGAAGCTTGTATTTGAAATAGACGGTGAAACAATATTTACAGACAAAGAAATAGTTATAGACAATCCAGGTGGAGATCTTGTTGCAGGATCTTTTGAAAGAATCTCTGATCAATTCTTTAATGTATATTTTAAACAATCATTTCTTCGCTCTTCTGGGATATACGATTATATTCAAAAACCAGTATTATACAAAATGAACTTTAAGGCAGGATCAAAGGGCGGTAGATCAGTAGGAGTTGAAACAGGCTTTAAATGGATTGCAAACGCACAGATTGGAATAGCATAATATCATGGCAAATAGCATACTAACTGATACAGTATTTCCACCAATTCTTATCAATAAATATATTATTGATCAGTTGAAAAATTTTGGAATAGTTACGGGTATTGAAGGAATAGAGCCAATAGTTCCAGTACAGTCAACAAGCATTGACGATCTATTTGACGAGATTACTATTACTGGAGATGCATTTTTAATAGCATACGATAGACTAATTAGATACAACTCAAGCACACAGTACTGGAATAAAAGAGAACAGTTGGTTTATACCATACACTCATCTGACAGTGCTCAAGGGCTTGACATATCAAGAGTTATTACTGAGGCCTTGGATCGTGAAGATGCAGCAGCCCAAGATGTAAACTCTTGGATAAGCAATAATCAGGATAAGGTTCCAGCAACTAATGTATTTTTCCACAATTTCAGGGTTTTTCAGATTGACGAAACCAGAGATATCCTTGAGCTTGGCTCAGTCAAGTTTAACTGGCGTGGCAAGATAATCATTGAGTACGATTATCACTCAAATACATCCTTGTATAATTAAAAATGCTGTTATACTGGTCTTGAGGAAACACAACGCCAAACAACTTAATAACCCTATTTAGAAAAAGAGGTGAAAAATATGGCTAACTATAGTCGTGGTACATCAACCAACATCATCGTTGGTGCAGCAGCACTTTTCGTTGCAGACACAACTCTTGATGCAACAAGCCTTACAGCATTTGAATCTGCTAAGTCTTTTAAGGATACCCTTACAAACGATGCAGATTATACAAACGTAGGCTACACAATGAACGGCCTTGAACTGCAGTTCCAACCAGACTTCGGCGAAGTCCAGGTGGACCAGATTCTTGACGTTGCAAAGCTTTATAAGCAGGGCATGCAGGTTTCTCTTGCAACAGCATTTGCTGAGGCAACACTAGAGAATCTTCTTCTTGCACTTGCTTATAAGGATTCAAAAATTTCAGGCAACAAGGCTACTTCTGGTGGTCGCGCACTTGATCTTTCTGCAGGCGATATTGGCGAATGTCCAGTAGAGCGTGGATTGGTAGCAGTCGGTCCGGGTACAGGTGATTGCGTTAATTCAACAACAGTAGAGCGTGTTTACACAGCATACCGTGCACTTTCAATTGAAAATGTTACAGTATCAGCTAAGCGTGACGAGGCTTCAATGTTCGCAGTTAACTTCCGTCTTCTTCCA